TTCTTGTCTAACATTTTCAATGACTGCCAAAGATTTGGTTGTTTCACCAAAAACATAATAGTTTTTAGTTAAGAGAAAATCTGCATTGGTTGTATCTAAGTTAAGACTTTTGGATTCATACCATGTTCCTGAAGATGCTCTTAATACGGCATCTTTGGTGAAGAAGAAATCAACAGGAGAGTTATAGAGAACTTTAAATAAGAACTCATATGATGCAGGTGTGCCTTTAGCATTATATAACTCTTTGGCAATCTTGGCAACTTTTTTCTTATCGGCAAGAATATCTTTTGGAAAATAGACTAAAAATTCATTAAAGAAATAATCAATAAATTCATCGGTGGTAGAATCAATATCATCATAATTTAATAGATTCTTACTACGATCCAATACATTCCCTTCTAATTCCATCCACTCATAATAAGCTTTAAGAAATAGAACAAAATTTTCATAAGAAGGATTATCCCGAATAAATTCAGGTAATTGAAAAGGAACTAATAACGATGTTTTTTGGTCGTTTTGTATCATTGTTATTTGGCAGTTACATTAACAACAATAGAATTATTATCATATGGATCAATTGTAATAATTCTGTTATATGTTGAAGAAATAATTGATGTGGTTGGTTTAACTGAAATTGCCAATTGACCAATAATATTATCAATCTGTGAAGGACCAAAATCGGTTAATGTGATTGTGCCTTCTTGATAATCAATTGTTCCTGCATTTGAGTTTAATATGTTTTTAACATTTGTTGAATCGTTGAAGTAAGTTCTTAATGTACCATAACGACCTTCAAGGTTCACCGTCAAGACAGCATTTTGTCCTGTTGTATCTGAAGGGTCTGGAGTAACAACTGCAATTGCACTAGTATAACCAGAACCAGCCGTATCAACAACAACATTGGTAATAGAACCATTTACAACTACTGCATGAGCTGTTGCACCAGTACCATCACCACGAATAGTGATTGTTGGAGCTAATTGGTAATTAAAACCAGGATTCAAAACTGAAATAGATTCAATTCCGTTTGTCACCGAAGGTACTTCTTCAATATAAACGCCAGTAATTGTATTGGCTAAATTGTTCTGTGATAAGAAAGTAAGAGCAGGAGAACTTTCAACACCACTTTGGAAAATACCTTTTTCTAATGTTGTATTATATTGTAAAGTGTAGGTTGCTGGACTAATTAGATTAGGGAAAAATTTCTTTTCCATTCTAATTTCAAAGTCACTAGAAATGATTGAAGAATCAAAATTCTGGACAGCACTTAACAATTCATAAGAATTAAAAGTTGAGTTAAAGGTATTCAATGTGGAAGATGCAAAATTTTGTATTGCAGTCGTTACACCTGATTGAATTTGTGAAGAAGTTAATACCGTTTTCTTTGAATCATAAACAACATTAACATTTAATTTTAAGTAAGTATAATCTGGATCCACAATACTAGGACTTACAGTTAAGATACTAACTGGATCAATTACTTCATTAATAATACGAGTTTTTTGTGTATCAGTTAAATTATAAGCACCAGATGGTTTTAAAGAAATGAATACTTTACCATAAACTGGAGGATTATTTTCTTCTCCACCCCAAACACTAACAGCATCAAATGAAATGCCTAATTTGTTTTGTTGTATAGCGGTAATATAATCGTTTTTACTTACTGCACGTTTTTGTGCAGAAAATGATTTTGGTGCTTGGAATTTAATGGAATCAGTTGATTCTTTATTACTACCTGTGGTTGCCTGTGTTACAGAATTTACAGAAGTTACAGGATAACCTGCAATTGTATCCATAATTGTGAAACTGTTGGCACCTGCGGCCGCATTACCTTCTGTGGAAAGATATGCAATACTAATAATATTTCCGTCTGACAATTGTTGACCAATGATTCCATCACCAAATACAATCTCATAAGTTCCTAAAAGAGATTCTTGTAAAAAATATACTTGAGATGTACCATCTAATGATAGATGTGAATCAGCTGCTGTAAAGATTGAATAGTTCGAATTAGAACTAGAATTTTGTACCTTTACAAACAATGTTGTGGTGTCTACCGCATCATCCGGAATTTCATATGTATAAGTTGGATTTACCACAGAATCAACTGTGTAATTAAAAGACGATAATACACCTTGTTTAATTTCCACATTAGAGAAAGTAACTGTGTTATTAGCATCCGTATTTACAGTATATGCATCAGGATTAACAAATGTGTAATTTATTCCGTTAATTGATGAAGAAAGAAATATAGTGTATGCTGGTAGTGTTAAAGATGAAACATTTACATTTTCCACTACAACATCTACTGTAGCTGTTGGACAAATTGCTGATTTTGGTGTATAGTTTAACAATTTTGCATGAGAAACAACCGAAGCTCTTTGAACTGCGGAATCCAAAAACATTTCATTGGCAACTTGATTAAGGTAGTAAGCATTATATTGTGTGTTGTATGCTAAAATGTCCAAAAGAACAGCCATACTAGAACCTTCAAAGTTATAATCTTTGAAAGCGTCTTGACCCTGTAAATAGGTTTTAAAGTTTGTTTTTAAAGAATTAAAATCCAAACTAGTTAATTGAATATTTGAATTTGCTCCGGCCATTATCTGGACCTCACTAATATTAGGTTAATTGCAGTAGGTGTTGTTTGGTTTCCAATAATTACATATAAAGAAACATTAAACGAATTACTATCAGGTGAAGCCGTAACATTCAACTGACTGATTTGTGCTCTAGGTTCATAGTTATTAATAACTCTGGCGATTTCATTTTGTATTAATATTGCTGTTACTTGAGTAACTGGCTCAAATAATAACTTATTTAAACTACTTCCAATGTCTGGTTGAAATAATCTTTCATACAAATTGGTTGATAAAAGATTACGAATAGAACGGATTACCGCCTGTTCATTGTATTTCCGTGCAACATCCTTAGTTCCAGGAACTTTGTTGAATGTTAAGTCTAAATCGGAGTATATGTAGTTATTGATTGCCATTCTTTATTTATTCTGATTATGGTCAACTATTATTTAGAGTAGGTGTGGTAGTCAATCCATTGCGTGAATCATAGTGACGGTGAGCATTAAAGATTGCACGGTCTTGAGCCATTGAGAATACTGGATCTTTAACAACACCACCATAAACTGTAACACCTTTAATTAATCCTGCTCCGCCAAGTAATCCGGCCAATCCATACATTGTTCCAAATGTGGCCAACTGTCCTTGAACCCAACCAGTAGTATGAATCGAACCAGGTACTGTGTTTAAAGGCACAGGAGAACCTGCTGTAATGTATCCAGGAGTAACAAAACCAAGTTTTGCATATGACTGCATACCAGCAGTAACATTATTGGTTGCAGAAATACTTAATGTAGATGTGATTCCTCCACGGACAGCCAAATCAGCATTAACGTATACATTTTGTGCAGACATGGTGATATCACTCTTTGACTGTAAATCCATGTCACCAGAAACGGTTACAGAAGATGTTCCATTAACATTTTGTACCAAGTTACCATTAATATTTTGTGTAGAATTACCGTTTACATTGAAAACACTATCACCATTAATTGTAACTACACAAGGACCTTCAATAGTAATATTACATTGACCTTTAATCTTTACATTTTTATTGCCTGCAACAATTTCATAACTATCACCATACAACTTGTGAACTTCAGTACCATTTGGCTGCATTTCTAAGAATGAACCTGAACGGTGTTGCATACGAACACGTTCTTTACCTGGTGTATCATCCATCTCAAATGAATGTCCACCTTTGGTTTGTGTTATATTATTATATGGATACTGAGGCGGATTGTCCGCATCGGTTACTATGGGTTCTGTCCAGGCGCTATTTGGCATAATTTACTTTAATTTGTTGGTGAAGTTGTTGTAACAACCACATCAGTAATAGTTTGAGGTGTTGCTTGAGAAACTGTTTGAGTAATTGTGCCAACTTGTTGTTGTGCATCACTAACGATTCCTGTAACTTGTTTTGTGGTATCAGTTACAACACTCTTAGCTTCTTTTATCGCATCTGTTAAACCTTTTGTTGCATCAGCCAAACAACTCTGTAATAATGTTTGTAATTGTGCAGGTAAAGATTGAATTTCTTTAATGAGTGCTTGCATATCAGCAATGTATTGTTGCACCGCTTTAATTTGGTCTTGAATAGGTTGTAATTGCTTTTGTATTGATTTAACTTTTGCTTTGACTGCCGCAATTTGTTGTTTAATATCTTCCACAGCAGGATTAGTAGATGTTCCAGCAAATAGTCCTTCAATTGAAGTTCTTAATTCTCCAACAAAAGTCATAACTTCTGCTTTTGCCGTTGCAATATCTTTATTTAAGCCAGAACAAATATCACAGTTATGTTCTCTGTTGTTGGCAGCCAACTGCTGCATTGTGTCTTTAACGACACCACGAGCCATAGAAGGTAAAGACGGTTCACCAGTTCGTTCGGTAATAACACCACTTGGTGGTGTAACTACTGACCCATCAGAGGCAACCGAATTATCGTATTCAGCCATTTTAGTGTTTTATTCCTGGCATCACGCCAAACATTACTGGAAATTGTCCTGATTCTCCATCCATAAAGAACCCTACCACCCAATCACCTTTACTCAAAGGAGTAAATGTTCTTGAATTATTAATAGAATGAACCGGATGAGCCCAAGGTAAATCAGTTGTTGGTAATTGACTGGTATTATCTGTGTGCCAGCCAAAGATACGAACTTGACAACGACCAAGAGCCAACTTATCAATTTCATTCTCAACAACACCAACCCACCAAATGAATTGGTTACCAATAAAACTATTTCTATCTATCATCATACTTGTTTACCATCCACCAAAGGTTGCAAAGAACTATCAAAAGAAGCCAACTGTTGTTGGTAACTATCTTTGCATAACTCTAATATTGTCATATAGGAGTTGTTTCTCAAAATATGTCTTGATGCAGTAATTAAGTATTTGCCTGATAACAAAGGGTCACTTTTTCTCATTGAATTGCCACCAGAAGTCAAGAAACTGGTTGATGGGTCATCTTTTAAATACTCAAAATCTACAACTCTACCTACTGTTAATAGTGGGTCACCAGCAACAGTTATTTTAATCTTAGTATAATTTGCCAAAGCAATCTGTGCCACTCTGTTGGGCATTGTTTTTTCAATAAAAATATCAGGTGCCACAGTATTTGGTGCTCCTGCTACGAATGGTTGTTTCTTTTGTTCAGAATTACCTGGTACCATTCTTAGTGTACCATGATTTAGTTCACCTGGAGGCGCATCATATATTGCTTTTTGCCATCTATTTTTTAAGTTATTGGTTACTGGACTGACGTTTATTTTTTTACCTTTAGTAAAATAAGTATCATAATTAAAATCTGTTACGGTACTTTTTCTTTGCACAGGATCCAAAGAAATTAAACGATTAGAAAAAGTTCCATTAGTAATTGCTTTTAATGTATCAAATAAATTTAAAACTTCAAAATCATATACGTTAGCCAATTGCTGGTCAATATTTTGCACCGAAACGTTTTTTGGTGCATAACTAAATGTTCTGTAAATTGGTTGAACATAAAGTTCTTGTAACGATTTAAACCAGTAACCATCAGCATTTTCAAAGAATAACATATCCGCACCTTCACCTGCATTAGGTAGTGGTAGAGCATATGTAGACAACCAATTAATAGTTTCAAATAATCTTTTATTTGGTAAAATAAAGTCATATGTGCCTTGTGTTTCACTAACATGAATCGTCTTAGTTTTACCTTGGCCAACCTTGACATAATCTTTTAAAATACTGGTAATAATTTCAGATATTTTTTTGCTTTTGTATGACTTTGATATTCTGTATTGTTCGGCTACCAAAAATTCTTCAGAACAAAAGTTTAATATGTATGATTCGTAATTATTGTTTTCTGCGGCAGTTCTATGTGAAACTTTATATATTCTATAATTTCTACTAATACCAAAAGAATCTTGTTCGGTTTTCTTTAATTGTATTTGAAGAAATTCATTACCACTCATTGAGAAGTTTGAAATTAATCCCAATGCATCAGAAAGTATTAATTGACCAGAAATTGTATTACCGTAAATATCTTCAAACAAACTCAATTCAACCAAAAATGGCATAAGATTAACTACACCAGCACCTTGCATTGAAGTTGCAAGGTTTAATAGTGATAGTTGGTACTCTGTTGGGTACCTTAAAACTTGTGTACCACTTATATTTGTTGTGGCCATATTATAAAGACATTAAGTATTTAAATTGATTTTCAATATCACCAACATAAGCAGAGTTGATTAATTTGATATTTCGCTTTGATTCATTTAAGTTATTTTCATAATCAAAAATAGAAACCGCCTCTTTACTTACACTATAAGAAACCAAAGCATTTTCACTAGGAAATGATGCACTTTTGGAACTTGGCACCGTTGCATTATATGTATCCCCATCAACAATAATGTTTTTGATTACTTTGGTTTGAACCGAATCATCATATGTGGTAATTATTTTTTCATAATGGTGAATTGTTGATTGAGTATAAGAAAGAACATTTGCACCATTGGCAGCTGCCTGATATTTGTCTATAAGGTATGTTGTAA